GTCTAGCCCCCACACAATTTTAGCAACTGGACTCATCGCCACGTCCCGGCTAACTGCAGCCTCCAACAATTCCATCGGTATCACCGTATCGTCGTCGCTCCTTGGGAAGTCGCCCAGCACCCGGATTCGGTAGGCGTTGGACTCCTCGCCGTACCTGGACTTCATCTCGTCCATATAGGCGTCTGACACCCTGGGGCTGTCGGCGCAGCTCACCTTCATCGTCACCCAGTCATCCTTCAAACGGTTGTGGGTATCAAAGAAGAAACCGCTGCTGCGTACCGGGTTACCTAAGAGTAGGGTCACGGCCTTGTGGCCCGACATACTGCCTGCCGCCGCCTCGAATACCTGCTCTGGTATACCGCTGGCCTCGTCAGCCACCAGCATCACATTGTCGGAGTGGACGCCTTGCAGCGCCTCGGGCTGCTCTGCGCGTGATGTCCTGGCGCTGATGAAGGCCTCTGTCGGTGCCTCCTTAACCTCGATCCGGTCCTGCTTCACCTCCAGTTGCTCTTGTAACGGCGCGGGAAGTTGTTTGACCCAGCGTTTTAACTCAGCGAACAGGGCATCGTATAGCTGGCTGCTGGTGGGTGCTGTCACCACAATCTTGACGGGGAAGCGCAGCAGCAGATACCAAATGATGGCCCAGGACGCTGCCGTACTCTTGCCTACTCCATGTCCGCTTCTGACGCTAATGCGCCTGTTGTTGGCTGCGATGTGGTTGAGGAACTCTTCCTGCCAGGGGTCGGGTTTAACGCCCAGCACCTCTTTCACGAACAACACAGGGTTGTTTCGGTAGAGTTGCGTAAAAGCAACAAATGGGTTTTCACTCATTTTTTTAAATTTTTTGTGGTCAATGTGGGCAGTTTGTGGGTGGTTTGCTAGGTGTTTGGTGCTGCAGTTTACACCCCCCAGCTTTTTGTCAAGGGGGGGGCTGTACATCCATACAGCTATTCTGCATCTAGGACGGTGATCTGGCGTAAAGCATCGAGCCGCAAGCTACCTATGTTAATGCTCACTTCGGTTTGTTTGGTGCCGTATTGCTTCGGGTCCCATCGCTCAGCTAGCCACTGGCGCGTCCTGATTCTATGTAGCGGTTTAGCTGGATTGTCATCCGATATGCTGTCAGCTATCTCTAACGTCTCACAAGCCATTAGGTCAGCGGCACGCACGCGCGCACGTAGTATATCGTCTTCAAACCCTGTCTGACGTATCCAGATATCCAAGGCACGTTTACTGATGCCTAGTGCTAAGCACACGTCCGCAATTGATTTGCCATGCTCTAGCATGCCTGTAATCAACTCCGGGTCTATCGCGTCGAGCACTTCTAGGTCGCTGCGTTTCTTTTTGGTTCCGGCCATGATGGTCCTCTGTAGTCAATGCTGTAGTCAATTTGTAGGCTGTAGTCCTTTGCCTGATTGACTACACTTTTCATTGGCGCCGTAGTCATTGTAGTCAATGTAGTCATCTATTTCGTGAAAGCTCACGTTTGCGCGCTGCGCCCGACCTAACCTATACATATATATCTCATGTAAGAGTTAAACAGAAACAATGACTACATTGACTACAAATGGGCTTTTCCCCTCTGGTGCGCTGTAGTCAATCGCGCATAAAAACATTGACTACAAATTGACCACATTGACTACAACCTAGGGTAAACACCTATTCCACCGCTATAAAATCTGTTACACTGCCACTATGCCAATGTCGGCATTCACTAAAGTACACACCATGAAGCTCAACAAGATAGCGACGGCAGTAAAAATTAGCGTCACCAGCAAGCTTGACGGCATCCGATCGTGGTCCCTGCAAGCGTTAGACACTTGCCCCGGTAGCATAGAAAGCCCTGGCGTGCTGGTTGACGCATGCAAAGGGTGCTATGCCACCACGGGGAATTATGTCTTTGCTAACGTAAGAGCTCCCCGCGAATTCAACCGAATCGATTGGCAGCGTATGGACTGGTGCGACGACATGGTCGCAGAATTGACCAACGACGAATATTTTCGCTGGTTTGACTCTGGTGATATGTACTCTCTCGCGCTTGCTGAGAAAATGCTAGAAGTGATGCAGCGCACCCCATGGTGCAAGCACTGGTTACCAACCAGAATGCATAAATTCCCCAAATTCGCGCTTGTGCTGCGCGCCATGGCGCAGTTACCTAATGTAATGGTGCGCCCGTCTAGTGATTCAATTGTGGGCGAATTCGTGTCTGGCTTGCATGGCAGCGTTATCGTGCCCGATTCAAGGGTTAACCCTGCCCTGGTCACACTATGCGAAGCATATGCCCATGGCGGTAAATGCAACGGATGCAGAGCTTGCTACGATAAAGCCGTGCCCGTTATCGCATACCCTGCCCATGGTGCAAAGATAGGCAAGGTTATCAGAATCAAGCTTGCCTAATGCTCGACTATGAGCGGCCAGTATGGCCGCTCATGGGCGCGCATTGACGCCGACACTTGGAGAAAATTATGACCACACTACCCAATATGCTCAGAGAGTGCAGCATTCCCCAGTTGCTAGACTTCGCCGATAGTCTGGACCCCAATAACGGCTGGCGCGAGTCGGTCGCAGAAGACCCGACGATCACACACGCCGAACTGGCAGATGCCATGCTGGCCGCTTATGACGACGCCGACACTCACGCATGGATCAACAAATGAAGCACATTCTCTGGACCATCACGCAAGCAATCCTCGGCGCGGCCATGCTGGCTGGCCTACTGGCCGCCATGCTGGCCTATTTTGACGTCCTTATGCCGTGATTGACTATGAGCGGCCGCTCGACCGCTCATGGGCACTCATGCCGATAACCTAGAAAGTACACTATGAAGAAAATTATCAACGGCAAAATTTACAACACCGACACGGCCACGCGAATCGGTAACCGCCAGCACAGTAACCGGGGCGACTTTCGGTACGAGGACACCGACCTGTATCGCACCCCGAAGGGCGCGTTTTTTATCAGTGGTGAAGGCGGCGCCTACAGCCGGTGGTCGCGGCCATGCGGCAGTAATGGTATGTCCGGCGGCTCTGGCATTCAGGCCATGACGGCCACTGAAGCCTTGGCGTGGTGCGAAGACTCGGGCATCGACGCCGATGTTATCGCTCAATATTTTTCGGTGGAGGAAGCATGAGACACATCATCACCTACCGGGCGGGCGCGCCCGGTTACAACGACGCGCACCAGCGCGGGACCGTGGATATCTGGCACGATCAGAAACGGTACATCTACAAATCCGCGTCACCTGGCGCCGCGCGCGCGTTCATTGAACACGCTTGGCAGCAAGAATACATCAAAATAACCGGACGTTACCCGTCCTATACCGTGGAGAACACACAATGAAAACCATAATCCTAAACCGCGCACGGTACACGGTGCGCGATGACCGGCGCACGTTTCTATCCGACATTCTCAAACTGACCGGCAAGCATAAGCCAGTCAAATCAAAGGGGGCGGAGCGGCGCCTGTACCCGGCGGACGGCGCCACGCTAAGCACTGCGGCCTATGTCGGGCAGTACTACGCTCTAAACAGCAACTTTAAGACCGGCGGTGGGCCTTACGGTGACGCTAACCTAGTGGGTTTCTATGAGGGTCTTAGCGACCGGGCGAGCGTACCCGAGGGCGAGGACAGTATGGAGGTGTGCCATGAGGACTGAATTCCACAATGAAGAGTTTATGATCACCAGCGAGGTCATGCAGACCCCTAATGGCTGGTGGAAGGTCACGCTGCGCGACGACGATAGCGGCCAGACAGTCGGCCCATCGGTGCGGCTCTTCACCCTGGAGGCCGACGCCCTGGCCTATGCGGAGAAACTATGCTCTTAGCGGCGGCGCTGCTGGCCGCCCTGGTGGCGATACTCTTCAACCTATAGCAAGCCCCGAAAGGGGCTTTTCTACGCCACGGCCCGGCGCATATCCGACTTGGATAACCCGGCCACGTCGGGCGCCGCAAAAATGTGCTTTTTAGATGGGTACTCTCTGGACGTCAGACGGCCCATGTCGGTCCACCCGGCCTCGCGCAGGGCATGAAACAGCGCGGCCTGCACAATCTTGACGCCGGGCGGCGCGGCGCCAGACCCCTGGACCCGGTCGCAAATGACGTGAAACGGCGAGCCAATCACGCCAGCCGCGAACGGCCCCCGGCGCTCGCGCAGCATCTCAGTCAGCACCGACTCGGCGGTGCTCATGCCTGCGTCGATCATTATGGCCTTGGCCTCGGTCATGGGCGGCGGGGCGGACGGGTTGAAAGCGGACACGTCACGGGCCATCAGCCAAGCGGCCACGCCTGCAAAGCCGTTACGATGTATGTACCAATTCCACAGACATACAGCGTCGGCCTCTGGGAGGCGCCCGGCCTCGGCCCACAGTACGAACCAGCGGCGGTCGTCAGAGGGGAGACTGATCGAAACACGC